CATGACGCAGCCGAACATCCACAAAATGGTAAAGCAAGGCATGCCGATGGACAGCGTGGAATCAGCGACCGCCTGGCGCAAAAAGTTCCTCGAAGAAAGAACACCGGCAGACTACAACGAAGCACGAACAAAGAAGGCGCTACTCGAATGCGAGAAATTGGAAATGCAACTCGCGATCTTGAAGGGCGACTACGAGCCGAAAGCACAAGTGCGCGAAGACGGCATCCGGATCGGCGCCGTATTCACCGCCAAGCTCTCGGCACTTGTCAATGACGCAAGCGGGGCGCTGGCAGGGCTCGACGAAGTGACCTTGCGAAAGAAGCTGCACGAGCGCACGCAACAAATCCTCTCCGAAATAAAAGACGAACTCGAAAAACCATGACACGCTCACAACTCTGGAAAATCTATGTCAAACGCAACCCGTCATTCGACGGCGATGGCAACGTCACAATGACCGCGCGCGGGCTTCGGAAGTTGTTTGAGACGACGTGGGACGTGGCTTATTTTGACGGAGAAATTGAGTCGGATGGACCATATTGTCGGGATCAACCAAATGATCAGGTTGAGGCGCTGAAATCAATTTTCGGGATGAAATGAGCGGATCGAAACGCGCAGGCACAGCCGAGGGGATCAAACTCGCCTACGACGGGACGATTCTCGACTGGGCTGAGTCGCATGTGCGCTTTCCAAACAGCGACAGGGCGAGCCGGTTTGACCGCACGGTCGCGCCTTGGATGAATGATGTATTGCTTGCCGTCACGGACGACGAAGCCACGCAGGTCTTTCTCCGCGCAAGTACCGGCGCGGGGAAGACAACGATGATGGAAACCCTCGCCTGCTTCATCGTCGCGCAGAAGCCAGGGCCGACGCTTTTCGTGGGGCAGACTGACGACATGGTAAAGGACTGGACGGAGTCGCGATTGCTCCCGATTTTTCGAGAGTGCGAACCCGTCCGCGCATTATTCCCCGAAGACCGGCACGCGCTCCGCAAGACGACGATATTCTTTCCGCACATGGTCTTGTTTGCAGGCGGTGCGAACATGACGAACTTGCAAGAAAAATCCATGCGCTATTGCATCGGCGATGAAGTGTGGCGCTGGAAGGATGGAATGATCAAGGAGCTGAAAGCCCGACATCACGACCGCTGGAACCGCAAGACGTTCCTCTGCTCTCAGGGCGGCGGCAGCACGGATGAGATGGAGCATGAGTGGGACAGCGGCACGCGCGAAGTCTGGGGCTGGACGTGCCCGCATTGCCAAGCGTGGCAGCGATACACGTTCGACGCGATCAAATTTGAGCAGCCGAAGAACGCAGCGGGCGAAATGCTCTGGGATGCCGTGCAGGATTCGGTGCGGATGGAGTGCGAGCATTGCAAAACGCAATTTCCCGACACCGCCGCGACTCGCCGCAACCTTTCAAATACTGCAACATTCCGCTCACTCAATCCGAACCCCGTCCGAGGACACCGCTCGTTTGAAGTGCCAGCCTACGGCGTCTGGTGGATTCCGTGGTTTTCCATCGTCAAAGAGTTTTTGGAAGCCAGCGAAGCGAAGGGCAACGGGAACCTCGAACCGCTGAAGCAATTCATCCAGAAGCGCAAGGCTCAGACTTGGCAAGAGGAGATCGTTTCAGACCTGCCGGAGATCACCGCCGGAGATTATTCCAAACTTGATTTTCTCGACGGGCAGAAGATCGACGGCGAGCACCGGCGCTTTTTATGCGTGGACAAACAGCGCGATCACTTCTGGTATGTCATCCGCGCCTTCCGTGCGGATGGGTCATCCATGCTTTTGTCCGAGGGGAAAAGCCTGACGTGGGAGACCATCGAATCGCTCGCATTGCAATACAACGTGCCCGGGCGGAGCGTAGTGATTGACGCTGGCTACGACACGCCTTTGGTTTACGAGCGATGCGCGCGCAACGGATGGACCGCCTCGCACGGATCGGGACAAGATGGGTTCTCGCATATCGACGGCAACGGGCGGCGTGTGAAAAAGTTTGTCTCAAAAATTGAAACAGCAGTCGCTGGATCTGACAACCTCCGCGCGTTTTACTTTTTCCACTCGAACGAAAAGATCAAAGACAAGCTCTCCGCAATCCGTCAGCCGGACGCAATGCCGAAGTGGGAAACGCCGCGCGATGCGTCCACCGACTACCGATCGCAGATGGTGAGTGAAATGAAAAAGGACATGGTGAACTCCAAGACGAAGCAGGTGGAATCTCGCTGGGTGCGCATCGGCGGGAGACCAAACCATCTATTCGACTGCGAGTGCATCGCGCTCGCGTCCGCTATGCTCGCGGGAGTTTTGCCGATTGGGGAGTGACCATTTTCGTGGCGTCACGAAAATGGTTGCGTCCGCAGAGCTAGTGTTCATGCGGGTTTGCGGGCGGTAAAAATTATTTTCACTTTTTGAAAAATAATTGTTGACGAAAAAACAAGTTCGTGAGATAGTCATTCCAGATCGAAGCCACCACGGCGACGACGAAAACAAAAAACCAAAACAAAAAAATGAAAATCACAAAATTCAACGCAGACCACGAAGCCAACTCACCAGCCGGTGTTTCGATTGAAATCAATGATCGCGGAGCAGACTTCTACGCTGACGGAAACCTCTACGCATGGCAGGATGGTAATGGCATGTTTGCGCGCTGCGAGGCTACCGGAAAGCTTTCTTGCTATGTTTCTGTTGCGGATGTTCGCGCCGCCATCGCAGCGGCTGAAAGCAAACTCGGCGTCTCTTTTCAAGTCGGCGCAATCATTCCAGGATCAGACGAGCTTGGAATCTAAACCCAAAAACCGAAAAATCGAAAAAATGAAAACCAAAACATCCGCACTCACCGCCCTGATCTCCGCAGGGTTCAACGCCGAACTCAACTCCGCAGGCCTCCGCGTCTGGGGCGACAACTGGGAAGCTCAGTTCACCGACCTTGGCCAAGACCACGACACATTCGCCGGCGACGTCCCCTCCCAAGTCCACGACCTTGCCGTATGGGACTGCGAAGAAACACGCGAATGAAAAAACCACCCGGCGCGGGTTCGATCCCCTGCGCCACTACCAACACAAAAAAATGAAACTCACAAAATCCAAACTCAAACAAATCATCCGACTGGCTGAAAACGGAAACAGCGTTACCCTTCTCGTTTGCCAAGCACTGCCACAGGCCAGCGAAACCGAAATCGATAACGCGATTGAGTCAGTTTACGACTCCATGGAATTCCCTCATGAGTAAGCCCACTACCCACGGCGGCCCGCGCAAAGGCGCGGGTCGCCCGCAAGGCAAGAAGAACGCCAACGCCAAGGGGCGGACTGCCATTTCAAAATCTGTATCCATGCCAGCCGAGTCATGGAGAAAACTGGATCTTCAGCGCGGCACGCAGTCGCGCGGGAAGTTTATTGAGTCCAAACTTTGACACCAGCGCCCAAGGATGGCGCAAAATTCAACTTTTTTCGGACTTCCGCTTGCAACGCTTCAAAGCTTGCAGGAAAAATATATCGCATGTCTTGAGGCAATCGCCGTTGCGGGGGCGAGTTACAGCATCGCGGGGCGCTCGTTTACTCGTGCGAATCTGACCGAGGTATCGAACATCGTCGGGCAGTTGCAATCTGCAATCGAATACGCAAGTGGTTCTCGGGTGAAGCGTACCGTAACGGTCTTTTCGACACAGCGACCCTAATATGAAACAAGACTTTTTTACGCGCGCATTGGCAGTTGTCGCACCGAAGGCCGCGATGGCCCGCATGATAGCGCAAGACCGCCTGCGCAATTTTGGGCGGTTCGACGCGGCGCTCGAATCCAGCAAGCGCGGGATCTCGCGCAACATCGCCGGAGGCGAGGACACAAGCGGCACAGCCGAGCGCTACAAGCTCATCCGCGCGGCTCGCGATCTTGCCGACAACTTCCCACCGGTGCGCTCGTTACTACTGAAATTTGCAACCTACGTCTCGGGCCGACTCTCTTATCAAGCCCGCACCGGAAACAAAGACCTCGACGCGCAGGTTGAGCGATACTGGGCCGACTGGTGCAGCAAGTGCGATTTCCTAAGGAGGCACGATTTCACCGCCCTGCTTCAGCTCGCTGTCATGGCAATCCTGCGCGATGGCGATTGCGGATTTGTTATCGTCCGCGAAGCCGGAGAACTCCGATTGCAGAGCGTGGAAGCCGACCGCATCGGCTCGCCATACAACCGTTTGATCGACTCGGACAAATACATTGGCGGAATCATGCTGGACGAATATGGCAGGCCGGAGAAATACCAGATATATGTCCGCACGATAAACAACCAATACATTGATTCGACCGATATCGACGCAGCGGAGTTCATCCACCTATTCGACGCCACAAGGCTGGACGAGTATCGCGGGCGCTCCGCATTTGCTACGGCGCTCAACGCCGCACGCGACTTGCAAGAGGCGCTGAAAGCCGAGATCCAAGCAATCAAATACGCATCATATCAGACCGGCGTTATCACCACCGAGAACGGATCGGCAGACGCATCCGACTACTTCGCGACCAGCTCACGGAATGATAACGGGCAAACTGAGAAGCTCTCGAACATCGACCCCGGCGCGATCAATTATCTTTCGCCTGGCGAGAAGATGGAAATGTTTCAAAGCGAGCGCCCGGGCGGAGCGTTCGGCGAGTTCATCCGGCTTGTGCAGTCGCACATTTGCATGAGCGTCGGGCTGCCCTACGGCTTCGCGTTCGACGCAGACAAGAGCGGGCCGATGGCACGCATGGAGGCAGCGATGGCCGAGCGCACTTTTGCGAGGTGGCGTGGGCTGCTCGAATCACAATTCCTCAACCGCATCAAGAATATCGTCCTTCTCGACGCCGCCGCGCGCGGGGAGATTGACGACTCGGAGTTTTTGCTGGACGGCCGATGGTGCTGGCCCGCAAAGGTCAGCATCGATTACGGGCGCGAAGCGACTGCCGACATCGCGCTCTGGAAGGCGGGACTCAAGACAGCCGGTCAGATTTACTCGGATGCAGGCGAGGACTACGAAGAAGCACTCCGCGCAAGGGCGAAAGAGGCCGCTATGATCGTTGATCTTGCGGAGGAAATGGACATCCCTGCGCAATACATTTCCGACTCCGTGCCAATGCCGAAGGCAAACGAGATCCAGCCAGTCGGCGCACCGCAGCCGACGCCAGAACCCGCACCTACACCCGCACTGCAACAAGCCGCAGCCTCGCAATTCGAGGACGGCAAAAACAAGCCGACCGGCGGGATGATCGCAGAAGCAAAGAAGGGGCTGGAATGGCGCGAAAAATTCAATCGCGGCGGAACAAATGTCGGAGTTGCTCGCGCTCGTGACATCAGCAACGGCGAAAATCTTTCCGACGAAACTGTGAAGCGGATGCACAGCTATTTTTCACGCCACGAAGTTGATAAAAAGGGGCAGGGTTTTCAACCAGGCGAAGAGGGCTTTCCATCCGCAGGCCGCATTGCATGGGCATTGTGGGGCGGTGATGCAGGCCAGACATGGGCGGCGGCCAAGGCACGGCGCATATCCGCAAAGGAAGCGGCCAAGAAAGGTCTCAACATGAAATTCCAACGCGACGCACACGGACGGGTTGCCAGCCTATCGCTTCCAAGCCCAACCGAGTTTGTCATTCCGTCCCATACGGGGGGCGAGTCTGAAAAGGATTTCGTCGCCCGCTGTATGGCGGATGACACCATGCTCGCAGAATTTCCAGACACAACCGAACGCGCAGCAGTCTGCTACGCACAACTCAAAACAAAATGATCGCACAAGGAATCGCACTCTCAGCCAAGCAAGCATTTTTGCTTGGCATCCACCAATCGACCGACACCTACAAGATTGCGCTCTATACAAGCCGCGCAACGATCGGGCCGGAACTCGCGCACTACACCGAAGCGGGCGAAGTCAGCGGGCCGGGCTACGATCGCGGCGGCTACGTGCTCGCAGGCTTCAAGAACGGCATGGCAGGCCGCAGCGCGTTCGTGACGTTCAACGACCTGAAGATCGACCGCGCATCCTTTACCGCTCACGGCGCGATCATTTACAACGCATCGAAGAATAACTCCGTGATCTGCGCGTTGAATTTCGGCGCGGACCGTTCTGTTTTCGACGGGTCGTTTGAAATAAAATTCCCCGAACCCACCGAGAAAAACGCTTTGATCTTACTCGCATGATCGGCGCAAACATCCAACAACCATCCACCGGCGGCGGTGGGATTTCAGACGGAGATAAAGGCGACATTACAGTGTCTGGCTCCGGAGCAACCTGGACAATCGACAACGGCGTCGTAACAAATGCGAAACTCGCAGACGTTGCAACCGCCACAATCAAAGGCCGGACAACGGCCGGAAGTGGCTCGCCCGAAGACCTGACCAGCGCGCAAGCAACCGCATTGCTTGACACGTTCACATCGAGTTTAAAAGGCCTTGCGCCATCATCCGGCGGAGGGACGTCAAACTTTCTTCGCGCAGATGGGACGTGGGCCGCGCCATCAGGCGGTGCAACAAACAACCATTATGCAAACGGCCATTGGATTTGTCCCCATTATGGAACCCTTGGCGCAGGCTCAGCGATGGTTGCAAACACGATTTATTTATACCCTTTCACAGTTCAGCGGGCTATCACAGTCGGCGAACTTGGAGCGCGTGTAACGACTGGAGTAGCCGCATCGTCCGTTCAATTGGCAATTTACGCATCAGCCGCTGGCGAGCCTGACGGCGCACCTCTTGCGACAAGTGTCAGTTTGAGTAGTGCGACTTCCGGCTTAATTTCCGACGATGTAACGGACTTTAATCTTTCCGAAAAAACAACTTACTGGATGGCGACTAATTCAAGCGGAGCGATAACCATGCAGCATCTGACTGGCGGAGCGCAACTCGCAGCAGCATTTACCATTGGTGCGCCAACGCTGGCGACAGTATCGAGTACAGCAACAGGGTCTGGAGGCTGGAGGTTGGTTTCTCAGACATTCGGAACATGGCCTACACTGACCGCAGGCGCAACAACTATTCAAACTGGCGCAAATCGCGGTGGTATAGTTTTTCTTTTAATCTCAGCTCTATTGTAAATGGCTATCGCTTACTCACCAGTCGCAATCGTTATATCCGATGACTACAACCCAAGTCGTCAGCCGTTGGTATTACCCGCGAATGCAACAAGCGCGGAAGTCGAAGAAGCCGTGGCGAATTACATTTCAGTATTCCGGCCAAGCGTAACCGCCATTGAACACTTGCAAAGCGTGGGCCTCGGCAGCGACTACCAGCCGACTCTCATCTACCTTCGCATAAATTTGACGGCCGCAAACAAAACATGCGCGGAACTCGACGCGCTCGAAGCATATTTGCAAGGCGTGTTGGCAGTTTTCGCGCAAGACCAAAACCCACGAAACGATTGGCCCATGCCACCAGTGACCTTTGACGCGGCAGTCATTGCAGCAATGTCCGAACTTTCTTAAAAATATGGCGAACGAACTCAACACAGCACAGGCAACCAGCGGGCTTACGATCACCGCGCAACTCTTTCAGACGGGCGCAGCAGTTGGCTCCGCGATAACATGCGCGGAAGTTGGAAGCTCAAGGTTTTATTCAGCCAACATGCCGACTATCACGGCTGGCACGTATCAGGTTGTTTTCTACCAGTCCGGTGTCACACCGCTTTCGAGCGGACTCATCGCGTGGAATGGCACGGCTGAAATTTTGGTAAACGATCTCTCGACCGCTACCACCGCAGGCATTGCGGACGCCGTCTGGGACGAAGCCACGAGCGGGCACACAACGAGCGGAACTTACGGCGGGCGGATCGTGCGATCGACTAACGCAAACAACGAATTGGCAATAAACGCTCAGCATCATGCCGCCGCCAATGTCCATCAATTTCAGACCGGCGTAATCGCCTCAGGTGCTTTTGATGCTGGCGTCCTGACCGCATTTGCTGTTCCTGAATTGCAGGAAATCCACCTCATCCACGGCTTGAAATCCGGCAGCGCGCTCACGGTCACACCGTCCAGCCGAGCGGCTGGCGCGGTCTCGCAAAACATAACCGGCGACGGAGTCACTAGCACAACCGTCACGCGAGTCTAGGCCATGCTTGTCAGCCTGCTCATCGCAACGCAGGGCCTGCTACCAAGCCCGACGCCGCTTTCAATCGGCATCCAGGGGCTTCTGGACCCGAACGCAGTAACGCCACCGCCACCGCCGCCGCCAATCGTAAGCGGACGCGATTTGCCGGGCGGGTTTTATCGGCACGGTCAGAGGGTAATCGTCGAAATTGCGCGCGGCGTATCTGCAAAACTCAGCACCGCAGATGTCGGGATTTCAATATCTACAACCGCAAGCGTGCGCGGCTTCTCATTCCTGTCTGGAAGTGGGCTTGCGGATGTATCGACATGCGAAAAATTTTACTTGCAGGGCAACGTGCAAAACATTTCAGCCAATCGCGTGCGGCAGTCGATTTCATGTTCCTTCGACGTCGTATATTCCCGCGAAGATGACGAAGCGGAAATGTTGCTACTCGCACAGGCCGCGCTTGAGGAAATGATTTTGCAAAATATGATCGACGAGTATTCCGACTGATTCTTTTGACATCGCCGCCTCGCATGAGCGACGTCATAGAAGCAGTATCCATCATCTCCGTCGGTGAGGCCAAGGGCCACGGACTCTACGTGGACGCGCAAACATTGCGCGAGGTTAAGGCATGCGCGGAGACCTACGCTGGCGGCGTCAAAGTCAATCTCGACCACGGTGCGGGAATCAAAGACATCATCGGCTTTGTCGATAACTTTCGCATCGTCGGAGAAAAGCTCCTCGGAGATTTGAACCTTCTGCAAAACGCAGACCGGCGCGCCTACGTCTTGGAAATTGCCGAGAAGCTTCCCGACGCATTCGGCATCTCCATCGCATTCAGCGGGCCTGTTCGGGAGATCGGCGGCAAGAGTTTTGCATCGTGCGAGGAACTTTACTCCGCCGATTTGGTGCAGACACCCGCAGCGAATCCCACCGGCCTCTTCAGCTTCGAAGCAAGGTCAGTTGACAAAATTTCCAAGCAAATGGAAGACACACCCGAAATCAAAATCGAACCCAAGGAAGACGAAGTGAGCATTGCCGACATCGTCTCCCGTCTCGGCGCCCTTGAATCCGCCTTTGGCGATTACAAGAAGGCAATGGAAGCCGCTCCCGAAGAGCCAAAGGAAGAGATGAAGGAAGAGCCAATGAAGGATTCTGAAATGTCCAAGCTTGAAGCCAAGCTCGACACGATCATTTCAAACTTTGGCGCAGCTCCCATGAAGGCATCCGCTGCCGCCGAAGTTCCTGCCGAAGTCAAGTTTGATTTGAAAAATTTGATCGAAATAAAAACCGCAGAACTCGGCTCCAAGACCGCCGCGATCAAGTTTGCGATGTCGAATCACCCCGCTGAATACATCGCCCTCCGCGACTCCAACCAACTCCACAACCTCTAATCACTACTTATTATGGCAACCCAAAATGACATCCCCTTCCGCTCGTTCACATTCGCGACCGCGCTCTCAGGTAACACGCTCGTCCGTTGCTCAGGCGACAACGCAGCCGCCGCACTCGTAACCGCCTCCGAAGTCATCGGCGTCCTTCAAGACGACGTGGCAGCCGCTGGCGTTGGCGAAGTGAAACTCTTCAAGGCAACCCAATTCGGAATCGTTTCGCCCGGTCCCGTGACCGCTGGCAATTTGGTTTTCGCCACAACCGGCGGCGTGATTGTCGGAACGCTCGTCACCTCTGGCGTGACTCTCGGAACCGCAATCAATT